TCTTTCCCCAACAAACGAAACGATAAGTTATGATTGAGACTAAGCCGGTTGCAATTAGGTCACTGCGGGTCGTCTCAGGCTCGAACAGGACGGATTCGGATTTGGATACTCCAGCAGAGCCAGTCAAGTCTCTAATAGGCTCCCCAACCCCAAGAATTCACTCACGCCTCAACGATTTACCCTCAAAAGGCGATGAGATGATTGCATTTGCTGAATCGGTTGGCATTCATCTTATGCCTTGGCAGAAATTTGTGATCCACAATGCTCACAAAGTCAGAGCTGACCAGAAATGGGAACACCCAGAAATCTGCATAGTCTCAGCTCGGCAACAAGGTAAATCGACGCTGTTGCTTGTTCGCGCACTCACCGGATTATTTCTCTGGAATGAGCCATTGCAAATTTCATCGTCTCACAACTTACAAGCTGGTCTGGAGCTATTTCGACAGATTGTCAAGGTCATTGAGTCACATGATTTTCTTAAGGATCAATTGCAAATCATACGCTGGTCGCATGGAGCCGAAGAAATAGTCACCAAGAGCGGAAATCGTTACATGATTAGAGCTTCCAACAACGCAGCTCGAGGAATTTCTAGGCCAGAAGTTATTTACATGGACGAACTCTCTCAAATGAAAGACCTTGATGGTTTTGCCTCTTTGCGCTATACCATGATGGCTTCTTTTAATCCGCAGGTCTGGACGTTTTCGACAGCCGGTGATCAAACGTCCGTTGTCTTAAATCAGCTAAGAGAACGAGGCATGGCCGCAGCTGTTGGCGGTACAGATCGTATTTGTTATCTGGAATGGTCCGCGTACAGCGATGACATCCATGATGAGCAAAATTGGGTGGCCAGTTGTCCGGCTTTGGGATGGACGATGCCAGTCGATAATTTACGGGCAATTCTCAACGATCCGCCGCACATTGTGCAGACCGAAATCTTGGCTCGTTGGATACATCAAAAAGATGCAGTTATTCCAACAAAATCATGGCAAGAATGCACCGATGAGTCAGTGCAGCTTGATCCAGAGAAAACAACATGGTTCGGACTTGATTTGTCGCCGGATCGTCGAGCTGGGGCATTGGTGGCCGCTCAAAAGCTCGATAATGACAAATTCGTAGTTAAATTACTTCGCACTTGGGAAAACTCGGTATCACTTAACGATTTAGAAATGGCAAATCAAATTGCTGACCATTTTAGAAAGTATCCAGTTGAAACGATTGCTTATTCAAAGAGAACGGCCACAGCTGTGGCTGGCCGCTTGGTTCCAGCGGGAATTCCCATTATGGACTTTGACGGCCACAATTATGCGACTGCATGCGATCAATTGCTTTCGGCCATTACGTCGAATCGATTGCGCCATGCTGGAAATGAAGAACTGACTAAGCAAATGCTTTCAGCGGTTCGATTGCCTCATGGCGATGGTGGATGGGTTATTGGACGCAGGGCGTCACAAACGACAGTCTGCGCAGCTGTTGCCACAGCTCTCGCAACATTTTACGCGACACGCCCAGAGACGGAGATTGACATTCTCGTTGGATAGTGTTCTAGGCGTGGGAAAATTCTCGCATGGGATTCAGAGACTTATTTGTCAAAACATCATCCGTCACAGAGCTGACATACGATGTCTCTGCATCTCTTGCTCCAGTGACGACGCTAGATTCACTATCTCCATTCTTTCGCGGTAATCGCACAGCTACACGTCAAGAAGCAATGAGTGTTCCCGCAATTGCTCGCGGTCGCAACATCATCTGCTCATCAATTGCATCAATTGGCATTGAAGTGCGTGATCGTGTTACTGGAATGATTGTTGATTCTCCGAGAGTCATTCACACACCAGACCCACGCATTCCCGGCGTTGCAACTTATGTGTGGACTTTAGAAGATTTGCTTTTCCATGGGTATGCGTATTGGCAAATTACCGAGGTGTTTGCAGACACGCAACGCGTTCGCAGCGTCCAAAGAATTTCGCCGGAACGTGTAACGATTAACACCAATTCAGATTCAACAGAAATTGAATCGTATTCAATTGATGGTCACACACCTTTGCCAATTTCAGGCATTGGAAGTTTATGCGTGTTCTACGGAAATGATGAAGGGTTACTTAACCGAGCTGGTATGACAATAAGAACCGGCGCGGAGCTGGAACGTGCGGCAGCGTTATATGCGCGTGAGCCTGTTCCGCAAATGGTTCTCAAATCAAATGGAACAGCATTGCCGGCAGATCGCATTGCAAAACTTTTAGAGTCTTGGGGTGCAAGTCGTAGAAATCGCACAACGGCTTTTCTCAATGGTGATATTTCGCTTGAGACTTTGGGATTCGACCCCGAAAAATTACAGCTCGCAGCTGCCCGTTCGTACATCGCGACCGAATTGGCAAGGGCTCTCGGAATTCCGGCTTACTTCATTGATTCCGAAACGGGATCAAGTATGACGTACTCCAACGCCAGCACCACACGTCAAACCCTTTTGGATTTCTCTTTGATTCCGTTGATGAACAGCGTAACCAAAAGGTTATCAATGCCAGATTTCTTGCCATCATCACAACGCGCAGATTATGCGTTGGATGACTACTTGCGCGGCTCAGCTTTAGAACGCGCACAAATCTATGAAATTCTCAATCGCGTCGGCGCATTGAGTGCAGAAGAAATCCGAATTCAAGAGGAGATGATCCGATGAAGGTATTAACACCATTCACAATCACAGCGGCCGATTCAGAAGAACGCACTATCACCGGCCAAATTGTGCAATTCGATACGCCAGCAAATGCATCGACTGGAAAAGTATTATTCAAATCCGGTTCATTGATTCCAGCATCAGTCAAGCTAAATCTGGAACACGATTCAAAGCGACCAATTGGAAAGACGCTATCAATGGAGCTTGCACCAGATGGCAAGTCAATCAATGCCACGTTTAAAATTTCAAAGACGACAGCGGGATCAGATGCCATTCAGGAAGCAATGGATGGACTAAGAGACGGCTTTAGTGTGGAAGCCAATGTCTCAGATCATGGATTTAATGAGGACGGCACAATGGTCGTCAATTCAGCGACTTTGGTCGGCGTCGCACTAACACACAACCCAGCATTCGATGAAGCTCGCGTCAGTCATGTCGCAGCGACTACCGAAGTCACACCAGAAGAAACACCAACCGAAGGAGACGCAGTGGATACCACTACCGAAAAAACAGAAGCACCAGCCGTTGAATCGGTAGAGGCTTCACAGAACGTCGTGCAAGCTAACAAGCCAGCACCATATTTCACTTCACCACGCAACCCAATTGTTAATCTTGGGTCATGGATGGAGCATTCAATCAAGGCAAAGTTGAATCCAATGTCAGATTCTGCAATTTACATTGCAGCAACAAATGACAATCTAGGTTCAACAAACCCAGCATTTAATCCAACACGTCAGCTTACTGAAGTCATTAATGGCTTGAGTAATGGAACACGTGGAGCAATTGATGCAATTTCTCGCGGCACATTGCCAGATTCAGGGCTTCAATTTGAAATCCCAAAAATCACTCAAATTGCAGAAGTTGATCCAGTTGCAGAAAATGGCGCAGTCACTAATGTCGATGTAAATTCAAGTTTCATTTCAGTTCCAATCACACGCTTCGCAGGCCGCAACGTATTGACAACGGAAATCATTGAGCGCAGCTCACCAGATTTCTTTAATGAGCTTGTTCGAATCATGGGTTCATCAATGGCCTTTGCACAAAACAAGTATGTCGCTGCACAAATTCTGGCAGATGCCGCAACTGATGCAACTGCATCAGCTAACACAGCAGCAGGATTGATTGCATATGTCAGCCGATCAAATCGCGACATTTATTCAGGCACACAACGATTTGCACAAAACATCTTGGTGTCACCTGGACAATGGTCAAACATTATGGGCTACAACGACAATGGCACACCATTGTTCAATGCATACCAGCCACAAAATCAGGCCGGTCTTGTTACAGGTCAATCACAACGCGGGGTAGTGTTGGGGCTTAATTTCTTCGTCGATAATTCTGGAGAAATAACTGGAACAGGCGACAATTCAATGGTTGTTCTTGAGCCAAATTCATTCACTTGGTATGAGAGCGGCAACTATCGTCTTGATGTCAATAAGCCATCTGATGGAACTGTTGAAATCA